CTGTCCCCATCGAAAGACACTGGTCGCATCCAGTTACTCCCCCTCCCCTAGGTCAATGGTGTTCCATGTGGCGGGTATCGCCTCGTTGTCTGTCATTGCTTCAATAATCTTGATGGCCTTCTTCATTCGGTTGATCTTGGCTTGGCGCTCATCGGTTGGGGCAACCATCTGTCTTCGCTCGAGCGTGTCCATCTCTTTGATGGTTGCCTTCAATAATCTTTGCTTGGCTGTGTCATGTTGGTCAGGCAACATCTTGCGCTCGAAGGGCACCTTGCGCTTGGCCTTGGCCTTATGCGGTAGTTCAAAGAACGCTGTGGCTATCTTGTCCTTGATCTTCTGAGGCACCCAGTCAGTCCAATGCTCGCCATCGTTGCGTATTGGGGAGCCCTTACCGAGGGCGTTGTGCTCCTTGGCCATCTGCATGGGCGTTTGATCTAGCACCTTGGATGGGAAAGCGAGCTTGGCCAAGACCTTCTCCATGACTGCGATGTACGCATCGAACGCTTCGACACGCGCTTCATCATCAAGGTCATACGCCCTGCCAACTCTCACGCTGTTGAGTTCGTAGCGCAAGGGCTTGAGCACATTCGCCCACTCTTGCTGCCTGTGTGTTCGCGTGATGCGGTGCACACGACGCGCTTCTTTGAGTTCAGCGACCTCGTCTTGGATACGGCGTATCTCTTTGGGGTGTAGGTTGCGCTTCAATAATCTCTTGTAGAGATCATCGGGCTTGAGGTTGATGTAAGTTTCATACATGATTATTGATCCTTTCGGTTGTGATTATTGATGAGGTGGACAGTTTAGCACGGGAATGTCCGTGTGTATATAGCGCTAGCTAATTTCTGGGCCACCCTCAAAGCCCCGTGGATACTGGGCTGGCGGGATTTGCGTCCAAAGTATCTAGTTATTTTTGGAAATGCTAAAAGGCTTGGACAAAAAAGTTTGTCCATGAGAATGGAAAAACACGCACCCCCTGAAACACTCTCTCTTATATATATAAATAAATAAAATATTATATATATTGGACGCAAATTGCGGAGCGCTAGCATTGGCGCGGGTTGCGGGGTGGCCCAGAACTTAGCAAGCGCGTTATAGACATGGACAAAATCCTGACACTTGTTTTTAGCGTCAATAATCTTCGAGGGTTTTGCAATAGAGATGAAGGGGACAGATGTCCCCGTTAAAAGGGCAGGTCTAGCTGGTGCATGCCGTTCTTCCATTGATCGTACGCCTGTTGTGTGTTGAAGACCATGCCTCTGAGATGCAGGGCACCCTTGCGAAAGATGTGTACCTGATGGCGTGAGCCGTAGCTGATGGTTTGCATATGGTAGTCGCGGCCACGGATGGTGATGATGCCTAGTTCGCGGGTGATGGGTTGGATGAGGTTACGCATGATTATTCTCCTGTGATGATGAACATGAGTTGTGTGCCGAAGCAGAACGATCCGCCAAGCGTGAGCAAAGCGAACAAGGGGACAACGCCGTATTCGTTCATGCCCCAAAAGCCCACGATGATGGATGTGACGAGGGCGATAGCGCACACGATGTGCGAGATGACTGTGAAGGGTTTCATGAGATTCTCCGTGAATAAGAATAGGAATGATTCGCAATTACGAATCTGGATTGGACAGGGAATGAAACAGCGGGCAAGCATCGCGCCTGCACCGCCATGAAAGAACGGGGACATTTGTCTCCGAAGATTATTTGAATGACACAGAAGCACGCAACTCGGCGATCAACGCATCGAACTCGGCCTTAGTCACGCCAGCTTCAATAATCTCTGCAGTCATTTTCTTGAGCAAGGCCTTGGGCGCAGTCACGACCTCGCGCTTGCCTGATGATTCGCTCGGGCAAATGTCGCTCAATAATCTCTGCAATGCCTTGCGTGCTGTCTCGTACTTGGTCGCGTCCTTGTCAAGCACCTTTGTGCCCTCGGCCTTGCCTTCGCCCGCCTTGACTGCTACCGCATAGAACGATGCAACCACGGGAAGGATGGCGATGCGTACCGCGTCACGTGTCATGCCCTTGGCGTCCTTGCGTGCACCATCGATAGCGGCGGCGTAAGCAGAAGCTGAAGACAAAGCGTTGTTGATGTGTGTTGATAAAGTCATTTGATTTCTCCTTGAGGTATCGGGACATCTGTCCCCGTTGGCTAGAGAACCATTCCCTAACCGACAACTCAATTATCCGTAACCCCCTTCAGGTGATGTGTTTGGCCTAGGCGATTTTGGTATTGCGTTGACCCCACCCATCCCCCACAAGCCCTATGTGAGGCCGCCATGCCATGCTGCGTATAAACACTGTTCCATAACCGCACAGCGTATTTTTAAAAATCTCGGCCAAATCAAGAACGCAAATTCAGCAAACCAAGACCCCCACCCCTTCAACTAGATACTTAAATTCCCAGACCCGATACTTAAGACCCCCCACCCCACTATAAAAATTTTGAAAGACCTTTGTCAAACGTTGGACATGGCACAATAAAAAAGACCCCCGGGGTTAGCCGGGGGCACAAGGAGGCGAACCTCAAGGAGAAGCAATGGCTTGCGCCATCACCGGAATTGATTGTATACTGCATGCAACGAGGCAACAAGTGCGACGCCAGCACTAACCTACGCAAAATGCTAGAACATCTTATTCACGGCGAGTTTCACCCAGACGTGGTCGACATGACTGCGGCTACGCTGTTGCCAATTGAGAAGGCAGACCCCACAACCATCATCGACGCCAAAGTCAAAACCGCTGACTGGCTCAAAGAGTTGGAGCTGGACGATGAAGAGATCGAGACCAAGGCAGACGCCGAAGCGGCGCGTAAATCTTTTGCAAGTCTGGTCACGGGGCAGTCTGTTGCTACAACACAACAAGCACTAACAGGTATCAAAGCGCCAGCAGCTGTGCAGCACCTAGTGGGAATGCTCACAGCCTACGACTGGGCGTTCATGGAGCAGGCCAAAGAGCTTCGGGGCTTTGCAGTGGCCAAGATCCTTGAAGAAGTAAACCACCCAGACGCCAAAGTTCGGCTCAAAGCGCTAGACATGTTGGGCAAGGTTACGGAAGTTGCGCTGTTTACGGAGCGTGTCGAGGTCAAGAAGACCGAGATGACAGACACAGAGCTGGACTCACGCATCAAAGAGAAGCTAAACAAGTTCATGCACGTGATAGACGTGGTCGACGTATCGGATGTGTTGGATGTAGAGGACACTGTACCAAAGGACACCCCGGATGAAGCCTGAAAACTTCACCACGCTCAGCAAGTTGGAGCTTGAAGCCATGGCCAAGGCGCTTCCGCACTTGTCCAAACAGGAGAAACTGGAGCTTTTTGCCGATTTAGACATGCGTGAGTCCCGCGCCAAACTGCTGGCGGCCAAGACAAACATGCTGGGGTTTGCAGAAAGCGTGTATCCGGGCTTCAAGATCGGGCCGCACCACAGGAAGCTGGCCAAAATCTTCACAGATGTGGTCGAGGGTAAGAAGAAGCGCGTGATTATCAACATCGCGCCGCGTATGGGTAAGTCTGAATTTAGCTCTTACCTGTTCCCTGCCTATTTTTTAGGCAAGTACCCTAATAAGAAGATCATCATGGGCACGCACACTGCGGGTCTGTCCGAAGACTTTGGCCGGAGAGTGAGGAACTTAATTGACTCTGAAGAATACCGCGAAGTTTTTCCTCAAACGATGGTGGCGGACGACCAGAAGGCCGCAGGAAAGTGGTCGACTTCTGCTGGCGGTCAGTATTATGCTGCTGGTGTGGGCGGCGCACTTGCCGGCCGGGGCGCTGACTTGTTTGTTATTGATGACCCTCATTCAGAACAGGATGTAAAGACCAACAGCCGCTTGGCTTTTGACACTGCGTGGTCTTGGTTCCAGACTGGCCCCTTGCAACGTCTGATGCCGGGCGGTGCGATCATCGTCATCATGACCCGTTGGTCTCTCCTAGACCTGACCGGACGCCTGATCGACTACCAAGCCAAGAACCCAGAGGCTGTGCCATGGGAGATCGTGGAGCTGCCAGCCATCCTGAATGAGGATACAGAGAACGAGAAGTCTCTGTGGCCAGAGCAGTGGCCGCTGGCGTCCTTGAAGTCCACCAAGGCGTCTCTTGACCCAAGGTATTGGAACGCGCAGTACATGCAGCAGCCAACCTCTGAGAACAGCGCCATCATTGGCCGCAAGCTCTGGAGAATCTGGGAAGGCGACGAGCCTCCAACGTGCGAGTACATCATCCAGTCATGGGATACGGCGTTTGAGACCAAGAACAACTCCGACTATTCGGCATGCACAACGTGGGGCATCTTCTACAACGAGGAAGAGAACGACACGCCCCAGTTGATCCTCTTGGATGCGTTCAAAGACCGCATGGCGTTTCCAGAACTTAAGACTGTGGCGCTTAAGCACTATAAAGAGTGGGAGCCGGATGCGTTTATTGTGGAGAAGAAGGCCGCCGGTGCCCCACTGATTCAGGAACTGCGAGCACTTGGCATACCGGTGCAGGAATTTTCCCCAAGCCGCGGCAACGACAAGATGGTGCGTGTCAATGCAGTTGCGGATTTATTCAGCAGTGGTAAAGTCTGGGCACCGGACACACGCTGGGCACGAGAAGTGATTGAAGAGGTGGCGGCTTTCCCTGTTGGAGAGCACGACGACTACGTGGATACGACAACACAGGCGCTGCTACGCTTCAGGCAAGGTGGCTTTATTTCTTTGGATACGGATGAGAAAGACGACCTTGAGTTCTTTCGCCGTAAGAAGTACGAATACTACTAGGAACACACATGGCAACGAACATCGACAAAGCGCTGTACCAACAACCTGTTGGCATCGAAGAGCTAGCGCAAGAGGAGTCCCCCTTGGAGATCGAGATTGTTGATCCCGAAGAAGTCACCATTGGCATGGACGGGCTGGAGATAAAGATCAAGCCAGACGCAGACGGCGAAGAAGACTTCAGTGACAACTTGGCCGAGTACATTGATGATGGCGCTCTGCAGTCCCTTGCTGGTGACTTGATGTCCGATATTGACAACGACAAGGGCTCACGCAAAGAGTGGGAGAAGACGTACGTTGACGGTTTGAAACTCTTGGGCCTGCAGATTGAGGAACGCACAGAACCTTGGCAGGGCGCTTGTGGTGTGTTCCACCCCATGATTACAGAAGCCGTTGTGCGCTTTCAAGCCGAGACGATTACAGAGACGTTCCCAGCGCAAGGCCCTGTGCGCTCCAAGATCATTGGTAGAGACACACCAGAGAATAAAGAGATTGCGGCAAACGTAGAAGAAGACATGAACTTCGAGTTGACCGAGAACATGACTGAGTATCGCTCTGAACATGAGCGCATGTTGTGGTCACTGCCGGCCACCGGCTCCGCGTTCAAGAAGGTCTACTACGACCCGTCCCTTGGCCGTCAAGTCTCCATGTTCATCCCCGCAGAAGACATGTTGCTGCCCTACGGCGCAACGGATTTGGACACTTGCCACCGCGTCACGCACGTCATGCGCAAGACCAAGAACGAAGTGATTAAGCTCCAGCAAGCTGGCTTCTACCTAGACATTGAGCTGCCTGATGCGCCCAAAGAGCGCACGGACATTCAGAAAGCCAAAGACAAAGAGACAGGCTTCAATGACCTGAACGACGACCGCTACACCATCTATGAGTGCCATGTTGACTTGAACCTTGAAGGTTACGAGGACATGGTTGAGGACGAAGACGGTGAAGACGAAGAGACTGGCATCATGTTGCCGTACGTTGTCACCATCATTAAAGGCACAAACGACATCCTGTCAATCCGCCGCAACTGGAACGAAGATGATGACCTCCGCCTTAAGCGCCAGCATTTTGTCCACTACCAATATATCCCCGGATTCGGAGCATATGGTTTTGGCCTCTTCCACCTTATCGGTGGTTTTGCCAAGTCAGCCACAAGCCTTATGCGTCAGCTGGTTGACGCAGGAACGCTGTCTAATCTTCCGGGCGGCCTCAAGTCCAGAGGACTTCGCATCAAAGGTGATGACACACCGATCGCCCCCGGTGAGTGGAGAGACGTTGACGTAGCCTCTGGCAACATCCGTGACAGCATCTTGCCGCTGCCCTACAAGGAGCCAAGCGCTACGCTGTACAACTTGATGCAGACCATCGTTGATGAAGGCCGCCGCTTTGCCGCAACGGCTGACATGAAGGTCTCTGACATGAGCGCTAACGCGCCTGTTGGTACGACGCTGGCTCTTCTTGAGCGCCAGCTTAAAGTCATGACGGCTGTGCAGGCCCGTGTGCACTTTGCATTGAAGCAAGAGTTAAAGCTCTTGAAGAACATCATCCGCGACTACACGGACCCAGACTATACGTACGACCCAGAGTACGGCAGCCGCAAAGCCAAGAAGACTGACTACGACAAGGTCGACATTATTCCCGTGTCAGACCCCAACGCTGCGACCATGTCTCAGCGCGTTGTTCAGTACCAAGCTGTGATCCAGATGGCACAGATGGCTCCGGACATTTACAACTTGCCAGAGTTGCACCGCGGCATGCTCAACGTGTTGGGTATTAAGAACGCGGAAAAACTGGTCCCCATTGAGGACGATATGAAACCTATCGACCCAGTGCAAGAAAACCAGAATGCCTTGACGGGCAAACCCCTGAAGGCGTTCTTGCATCAGGACCACCAAGCCCACCTCCAAGTGCATATGATGCTCTTGCAGGACCCAATGCTTCAGCAGTACATTGGCCAAAACCCACAGGCTCCCAAGATCATGGGCGCAATCACTGCGCACATTGCAGAGCACGTTGGTTATCAGATGCGTCAGAAGATCGAGCAGCAGCTCGGTATGCCGCTGCCCCCAGAAGACGCCAAGTTGCCACCAGAAGTTGAGATTGCCTTGTCCGGCATGATGGCTCAAGCGGCCAATCAGGTGCTCCAGCAGAACCAAGCGCAAGCTGCGCAGCAGCAGGCGCAGCAACAAGCACAGGACCCCATCGTTCAGATGCAACAGCAAGAACTGCAACTCAAAGGGCAGGAGCTGGCGCTCAAAGAGAAGAAGATTGCCGCCGACGCTGCTGCTGCCTCAGACAAACAAGAGCTGGAAGAGCAAAAGGTCAGAGGTAATCTGGAACTGGAAGCCATGCGCGTTGGTGCTCAAATCAAAGAGAGCCAAGCCAGAGCGCAGTACGAACAAGAACGTGCCGGTGTCCAGTTGGGCATTGACATCGCAAAGAGCAAGAAGCAAATGGACTTGCAAGCGCGAACTGCTGCGCTCCAACATAGCAGCAAACAAAGTAAGCCAATCAAATGATCCAAGACTTCGCACACGTATTGCGCGACCAAATACGTAGGGACATGAACAACTATGCCGATGACTTGGCTGGGGGTGCATGTCGCTCATTTGAGGAATACCAAAAACTCTGCGGGATTATTTCGGGTCTAGCCCTTGCAGAGCGTTATGTTCTTGACCTGCTAAAGAAAGTTGAAGATGCAGACAACCACTGAATCTGGTTTGATTTTGCCCCCCGGTATTTCATTGCCGCCACACATCCAACCGATGGAGACCCCAAACGAGGATGATGACAATGAAGACAAAGCAGGCGCACTGCCCACCCCCACAGGTTGGAAGCTGCTCTGTATCGTGCCTGAAGTCGATGAAAAGATTGCTGGTACGTCACTGGATCTCGTGAGAGATACAGCCACTATGCGTCAAGAAGAACACGCCACCACGGTGTTGTTTGTCCTGCGTGTAGGCCCCGATGCGTACAAAGACAGCGCCAAGTTCCCCAACGGAGCATGGTGTAAAGAAGGCGACTTCGTGTTAGTGCGTACTTACTCCGGCACAAGATTCAAGATCTTTGGCAAGGAGTTCCGTCTCATCAATGACGACCAAATTGATGCTGTTGTGCAAGACCCCCGCGGCCTGACCCGCGCTTGAAAGGAATAATATGGCTGAACCCTACAAGTTTCCAGACGAAGTAGAAGACAAGAAGACCACCGACGTCGATTTTGAAATCGAAGGCGAAGGCGAAGGCGAAGTAGACATCGAGATTGAGGACGATACCCCCGCGCAAGACAGAGGCCGCAAGCCTTTGGACCGCGAAGTTCTTGATCCAACCGATGAAGAAATCGAGTCTTACTCTGACAAAGTCAAAGGACGCATTAAAGAGCTGACACACGCACGCCACGACGAGCGCCGTGTCAAAGAAGCAACAATGCGTGAGAAACAAGAGCTGGAGCGTCTTGCACAGCAGTTAATTGAGGAGAACAAACGCCTCAAGAA